GCGAGGATATTGTCCACGCGGAAAATTCTGAAATACTGGTTTGATCTAGCAGCAGCCAAACCGCTAGCAGCAGTCGCACCTACGAATGGGTTTGAGACCATGCCGTAGCGAGTCTTAAAGCCAATCTTCGGCTGGAAGGTGTCCTCACCGACCGCGCGTACCATTGTCAATGGAACGTATGGGCAATAGAAGAGACCTGCATCATATGGGTTTGTACCCTTATAACCGACTGTGATGTAATCAGCGACGGCATATGGGTCAATGTACACACGAGTACGACCATTCAGGATACCTGCGAAGGTGTTACCTGTATCGTCTACTGCAAGGGTTGTTGACATTGCAGGAGCATAGTCAAGCATGCCTGAAGCAGAAAGGGCAGAAGCAACATCTGATGAACAGATGATGAAGTTGCCTTTACCGCGACGAGTCTGTTTAGCAATGATGTTTGCTTCACGCTCGATCTGTACGATCAGACCTTTGAACTTCTCTACTGACCAACGACCATCTGCATCTGTTGACAAGTCAAAGATACCGTTGATAGCAGTATTTGAGGTACCTGCACCAGTCTTAGCTTGTGAGTTAACAGTACGGATAACTTCACGGTTGATTTCAGCCATGATCTCAGTTGAGAGAATGTTAGCCAACTCTGTTTCAGCATCCAGACCATGAATTGCTTTCAAGTCTTGTGCCAGTTCCAGAGTGTACTCAGCTTTCAGCGCACGTGACTTGGCAGTTACGGTTGCTTTTTCAATGGTGAATCCCATCTCAGCAAACTGCTGACCACCAGCATCACCAAGAGCTTCAGCTTCTGGAGTTGTGTATGGATCACCTGCATATGGACCACCGGCTTTTGCACGATCGTTGTCGATGCTTGAGTCTAAGTTAGAATCGGTCAAGCCGACAAGACCTGATGGGCCTGAACCGTTACCGGTTGCAGCTGAATCACCAGAGAAACCGACAGCTGCTTCATCAAACAGTGCTTCAGCACCGCTAGATACACCAGCTTTGGTTGTCTGATAGCGTGACTTCATTGCGAAGATCAGGCCAGTTGGACCAGACATTGGCTGAACACCACACATGTCGTATGCCATCAGATTTGGCATTGCACGACGTACAAGAGCAATCAGAACTGGGTTCCAGTTAGCTGCTCCGGCAGCTGTAGCAGATGTGGTTGTGTTGGTTTCGGTAAGACCTTGCTCTTCGCGAAGGGCAATTTCCTGGTTCTCAAGAATTGCTGCAGTAACAGCTCTTCTATGACTATCTTTAATGGTACCAGCTGACTCTTCGTTCAGTACTGGTGCCCATTTCTCGATCAAACGATCGTAAGAAACATTGTTATTCATTTTTTTGGACTCCCAAATATTACTTGTTTGTTTTTTGAATTGCGGTGAGGTACTGAGCCATTACACTTGAAGTTTCGACAATAGACTCGCCATTATCTTCTTCTTCAATATCAGCAGACTCAATTACTTTTTTGGTAAAATATGATTCTTTAACGGTTGCTACTTTCGCGGCGAAAGTTTCTTCGTTATCGAAATCGATATCTTCTACCAATCCTTTTAGTTTCTCAACTTGAGTAGCAGCAAGACCTTCTGATGCTTCACGGATGATTGCATCGCGCTTTAGCACTTCGAGTTCTTCTTGCATTGAAATGGATTTAGCAACAGTGTTATTCAGTGCTTCTTCAAGCTCTGAAACTTCGTTTGCCAATTCGTCTACCAAATCAACCTTAGACTCAGGAACTTCGATGTAAGACTCAGTAAACAGATCTTTCAAGCTGTTCATGAATTTCTCAGCAATTTCGGTTCTCAGACCAGATTGAATAGCGACTTGGTTTTCTTCCATCCAATTCTCAACAACGTAGTTAAGATAGCTATCGACCTTTTCAACGAGTTCTGCTTTAGTAGATTCTACTTCTTCAGCCAGTTCTTCGTTGTACTTCTCTTCTAGACGATCAATTTCTTCAGCGAGCTTTGACTTGATTGCTGCTTCAAAAATTACTTCGGCTTTTACTTTGAAGTCTTCTGAAAGAGTTGCCTCTTCAGATACTAGAGCATTCAAATCATCCGAAAAGTCTGCTTTATAGTCAAGGTCAATAGCTGTTTCAGAAACAACTTCTTCACCTTCGACTGAAGCAAGATCTTCTTTTTGATACATGGCCATCAAAGATTCCTTTGACATACCCTGCATTTTACCTACCATTGCAGTAAGAAGTGCTGCTTTGGTTTTTGGCATTGGATCCTGCTTGGTGTTATCACCTTTACGCTTTGGTGCACTACCTGTAGCATCACCTGCTTTATCGACAGATGCTACAGACTGGGCTTCAGCGTTCTTAGGATCGTGAGCATTGGCTTCCACGATTTCGTTGTCATCATCGTGGAGTTCAACTTCCTGATTAATCTCAGTCATTTAATTGACTCCTATATTTTATGTTTGAGCAACGAGAGGAAATTCTTGAACTCACGAACCTGAGTCTCATAGAGATCAGCACGCGGAGCTTTTTTAATTTCTGTCTCCATTTTTTCAATAGCTCGAGCTTCAATAATGCCGTTGTTCCATACCCACTCAACACCTTCCATTATCC